ACGAACCGGATCCTTCAGGAAGGCTCCGGCTACTCCCGCACCGTCGGCTCCGGTGATTCGGCCATGCCGGCGTCCGGGCTGGCGCTGGCTGACCTGTGGGACGAGTGCGAGACCGTGTTCGCCCGCAAGGCCCGGATCAGGGCGGTTTGACCATGAAGGCGCGGACGACCCTGCTGACCACTTCCGAGATGTACAACCTCGACGCCGCCTGCCAGATCATCCGCCGGGCGTTCGGCGGGCCGCCCTACCTCGTTGGTTCCGCCGGGGTCGGCAATAACGGCAGCTACCGGGACGTGGACGTGCGCCTGATCCTTGCCGACGACGAGTTCGCCGCCGTCTGCCCCACACGGGAACGCTGGGAGGCACTGTGCCTCGCATTCGGCGCCTACCTCAAGGAGCGCACGGGGCTGCCGGTTGACTTCCAGGTGCAGCGGATGACCGAGGCTAACGAGAAGTACCCGGCCAACCGCAACCCGCTCGGCATGGGCCGCATCTTCGCCGGTGGCGGCGACGGCACACCCGACTGGCCGGGGGCGGTGTAGTCATGGGCGTTTTCACTGTCCGCGCCGTCGTCAAGGTGTCCGGCCCCATCTTCGACGGCGTGGCCGACCACGTCGTTGAGAAGGTGCTGCACGAGACGAACAAGGATCTGGGTGAGATCGGCCGCGACTGGATCCGCATCGAGGCCGAGGGCTTCGACCGTTCCGGCCGTGGCGGCACCGGCCGGGCGTCGGCCGGGGTGCTGCTGACGGAGCGGCCGGGCGGCTACCGGATCTTCGGTGAGATGAACTCCGGGCAGGTGTGGTGGCCGTGGCTGGAAGGCTCCACGAGCCGGAACCGGACGACCCGGTTCAAGGGCTACCACACGTTCTCCAAGACGGCTAAGCGGCTGGACCAGATCGCGGCGGACACGCTGGAGAAGCATCTGCGGGCGCACCTGTCCGAGATCGGGGGCGCGTGATGGCCTTCGACGCTGCCGCGATCAAGTCCCTGTTCAGCGAGGTCACCTCCCACGCCTCCGCCCTCAACCTGTTCGCCGACGTGAACGGCCACGCCCCGGAGAACCCGCCCGGCCACGGCGCGTCGTACGCCGTGTGGCTGTCCTCGATCACCCCGGTCCCAGCAGCGTCGGGCCTGGCCGCCACGTCCGGGCGGGTGGAGTTCACCGGCCACATCTACACGAAGCTTCGGGCCAAGCCGCTGAACCAGGTGGACCCGAACGTCCTGCTGCTCGCCTGTGACCTGATCGGCGCGTACTCCGGTGACTTCACCCTGGGCGGCACCGTGCGGGACGTGGACCTGCTCGGCGCGCACGGCACGGCCCTGCAGATGCAGGCGGTGTACGCCGACTTCCAGGGCACCCCGCTCCGCGTCGCCGAAATTACATTGCCAATTATAATTAATGATGTCTGGGGCCAGTCGTGAACCCCATAATGGTAAACTCTCTCTGTGTCCATAGAGCAGGCATGCACGCAGCCCACCAGGAAGTTTCCTGCTGGCCGTACGGGGACGAGTGCGGGATACGACGCGCACCGGGCTGCGGCCGAAAAGGCTTGCGAGGCGTGCTTGACGGCCCTGCGGGAAATGGCTCGGTCGAAGTATGTCCCGAAGGGCACTCCGGTGGGGCGGCCCAGGGTAAGCCAAGAGCACAGGCGCGAGACGGTGCGACTGAACTCCGCCCGCTGGCGGGCGTCCAACCCGGAGCGTGCACGCGAGGTCTGGCGGCGGGCCGACGCCACAAGAGACCCGGAAAAGCAGAGAGCGAACCGGCAACGCCGCTGGCAGCGCAGGCGCGACACCCTCAACGCGCTGAAAGACAAGCCGTGCACGGACTGCGGCATCCGCTACCCGTCATATGTCATGCACTTCGATCACCGCGACCCGGCAACGAAGCTGTTCAATGTCGGACAGCTAAGTTCGCGCAGGTGGGCCATAATCCTGGCCGAGGTCGAGAAGTGCGATCTGGTCTGCGGAAACTGTCACGCAGAGCGCACCTGGGGGCCAAAGCCGCCCAGCTAAGAAGGGCGGCGTAATGGCTAAGTCAACCGGCCTCAACTCGCGGCTCTACCTGGGCGGCGACGACATCTCCGGCGACATCCAGTCGGTGGCCATCTCCGGCGGCCCGGCTCTGCTGGACGTCACGGATATCACCCAGTCGGCCTACGCCCGGCTGGGTGGCCTGCGGGACGGCAACATCAAGGTGGTCTCGTACTGGGATCCGGCGCTAGCCCATCCGGTGCTGTCGGCGCTGCCCACCAGTGACCAGATCGTCACCTACGCCACCGGGACGGCGATCGGGAGCCCTGCGGCCAGCCTGAACGGCCTGCAGATCAACTATGACGGCACCCGCGGCACCGACGGCTCCTACACGTTCGCTGTCGAGGCCCAGGCGGACGGGTTCGGCCTTGAGTGGGGCGTCATGCTCACCCCGGGCATGCGCACCGACACCACGGCCACCGCGGCCAGCTCGGCGAACTCGTTCGACACCCTGGCGTCGGCGTCGTTCGGCGGTCAGGCGTACCTGCACGTCAACGCGTTCTCCGGGACGTCGGTCACGGTGGCCATCTGGGACTCTGCGGACAACTCGACGTTCGCCGCGGTAAGCACCTTCGCGTTCACGGCGGCCACCGCGGCTTCGACGCAGCAGCGGATCGCGATCATCAACACGGCGACCATCCGCCGTTACGTGGCCGTGGCCACGACTGGCACGTTCAGCAGCGCCCAGTTCGCGGTGCAGCTGACGAAGAACCCGGTGGCCGGGGTGGTGTTCTGATGGGTGAGCCGTTCCGGCTGGAGCCGCAGATGCAGCCCGGCGCGTACCAGACGTTCCAGGTGGTGGCCCCGCTGTCCACGCACTGGGCTCCGGCGACCTGCGCCGAGGTGGACTGCGGCGAGTACGCGAACGGCTGGCGGCTCCGCGTCGAGGGCCTCACCGAGCAGGACGTCCACCTGGCCACGCACTGCGGCCGGAAGTTCGAGCGGGTGCCAGTCGCGCCGGGTGAGACGTGGCTGGTGTTCGAGGCCGGGCAGCCGTGTTTCAAGGCCAGCCAGCACCGCAAGCGCATCGACCGCGAGGAGCGGTACATCATCCGCGGCGGCGACCACCGGGCCAACCCCGGCGGGGAACGCCGCGAGACGAGTGCCACGGGATGGCTCGATGACTTCGGCGAACATCAGGATCAACTCGCAGAGAGGCTGGAACGTGGCTAAAATTTATCCATGCCAGACTCTCGATACTGCACCAAGTGTGGCCAGCAGAAGCCGTTGGACGCCTTCTCCAAGGCTGGCGGCGGGAAGTACGGCCGCAAAGCGCATTGCAAAGAATGTGACGCCGCGCGCCACAGGGACCAGTACGTCCCGAAACCCCGCGGTCCCAGGCGCGAGCCGTTCACCGGTGACGAGGTCAAGTACTGCACCAGGTGCGGCGAGAGCAAGACGCTGGCCGAATTCAGCCTCTCCCGGCGCGCAACCGAGACGCGGAACGCCGTCTATCGCTCGGTGTGCAAAGCCTGCGCGTCGAAGCAGGCTCTCCAGTGGTTTTACGACCACCGCGAGCAGTCACGGGCCAGTCAAAAGCGCTGGAGCCTTCAGAAGCTATACGGGCTCACCGTCGAGCGGTACGAGGCTCTGCTGGCAGCTCAGGACGGCAAATGCGCTATCTGCGGGACGACTGACCCGGGCAACGGGCATTCGAGGATGCCGGTTGATCATGACCACGGCACCGGCCGCGTCCGGGGGCTTCTTTGCCATCCATGCAACCAGGCGATCGGGCTGCTTGGAGACGACATGGAGCTTCTGAAAAAGGCGATCCATTACCTAGAGAGAGCAGGTGGTTACCATTAGTAAGGCCAACGCCCTAGGGTGGACGACTTTGTCAGTGGATGACGCGTCCAGCTCCCAGCAGGCAATAAAAAATGACATTACCAATCTGCAATTCTCGACCCCGCGGGGCGTGCAGGACATAACCGGCGTGGACAAGTCAGCGTTCGAGCGGCTGCTGCTGCTCGCTGACTTCTCTATCCAGCTGAACGGTGTCTTCAACGGTGCGGCGAACCTGTCGCATGCCGTGTTCTCCACCATCCCGTCTACCTCGGTCGCGCGGCTGATCACGATGGTGGTCAACGCGAAGACGCTGGCGCCGACGTGCATCCTGACCGATTACCAGCTGACGCGCCCGCAGACCGGCGAGTTCACGTGGCAGGTGCCCGGAAGCCTTAGCTCGGGCGTCGTCCCGACTTGGAGCTGACCCGGTGGGCCAGGGATTCAAGCGGAAGACGTACAAGCTCAAATGGCCGGAGGGTCACGAGCTGCACGGCCTGGAGGTCGTCACCAAGGGCCTGTCCGTGGAGAAGACGTTCGAGCTGGCCAGCCTCGCCGCGGGGCTGGCCGCGGAGAACACCACCGAGGAGAAGGTGGCCACAGCGAACCGGCTGTTCGCCGGTTTCGCCTCCCGGCTCGTCTCCTGGAATCTCGAGGACGACGACGACACGCCTGTCCCGGCGACGCTGGAGGGTGTCCAGGACCAGGACATGCAGTTCATGATCGGGCTGGTCACTACCTGGATTGACGCCGTGTCGTCGGTTGATACCCCTTTGCCCGGCGGCTCGGCCAATGGGCAGAGTGCGGCCCCGGAGGCGTCTCTGCCGACGGAATCCCTCTCACCGAGCCTCCAGAGCTGACAGAAGCCATGCTGATCCTCGGCCTGTGTGAGCGGTTCGGCTGCCTGCCTTCGGCGCTCCTGCGCGAAGACGGGCGGCTGCTGCGCCTGCTCAGGATCGAGGCCCTCGGCCGACGGGAGGTTTCCGGTGGCTAGCAACATCGTTGAAATCCTTATTGGGGCCAAGGATGACGCGAAGCTCGACCTGGACTCCCTGAAGGCGCGGCTGGACGAGCTGGCGCACAAGGTCGCCGAGGCCAAGGTCAGCGTCAAGGGGGACAAGGAAGCCGAGCTGGCGCTCGACCGGCTGGGCTCGAAGCTGATCACGCTGGGGAAGCGGACCGCCAGCCCGAAGATCACCCTTGAGGGCGCGTTCAAGGCGGCGACGGAGATCACCGCTCTTGACCTGGCGCTCGGGCACCTGGAGAAGAAGACGAACGAGTCGTCTGGCGGGGGCCTGTTTTCCAGCATGGCCCGCGGCCTTAACGGGCTGGTCAGCGGGCTCGGCAACCTAGCCGGGGCGGGCTCCGCGATCATCAACCCGATCACGATCGCGCTGGCCGGGCTGGCCCTGGTCATCTCCGGGCCGCTGCTGGCGAGCCTGGCACCGATCACGCTCGGCTTCGCCGCGTTCGGCGCCGGTGCGGTCGGCGAGATCAAGAAGGTCATCACCGCCCACCAGCAGCTGCAGGCCGCCCAGGCGGCGTATGAGAAGGCGACGACGTCGGCCGGTAAGGCGTCCGCACTGCGGGCGGAGAAGCTGGCCACGGAGGATCTGTCCGGCTCGGAGAAGGGCCTGCTGGGGATGATCGGGCAGCTGGGCCAGATGTTCCACAAGCTGCAGGCCGCGGTCCAGCCGCAGGTGATCAAGTCGTTCGCGTCGGTGCTGAAGATCATCAAGGATCTGATGCCGACCCTGATTCCGCTGGCCGTCGCCGCGGGTAAGGCCATCGCCGGGTTCCTGAACCACATTGACAAATGGCTGCAGTCGGATAGCGGGAAGAAGTTCCTGCACTGGATGCAGGTGGACGGCCCGAACGCGATCCGCCGGTTCGGCAACGTCATGTGGGACACGGTCCGTTTCATCGGGCAGGCGTTCGACTTCCTCCGCAACGCGGGCGACACGTGGTGGCAGAACGTCCATTCCGTGATCTCCCATGTGATGCACGCCTGGGACAGCCTGGTCTCATTCATCCGCGGCATCGCCCACGCGCTGGCTGGTGACTGGTCCTCGATGGTGTCCCAGGCGCGGGCTATCTGGTCCGGGATTTATAACGTCCTTGTCGCCCCGATCGAGCGGGCGTACAGCGTGATTTCCGGGATCATCGGCAACATCCGGGGTGCGATCAGTTCGCTAAACGGTGCCCTAGGCGGCCTTCCCGGGAAGGCGCTCGGGCTCCTGGGTCATTTCGGCCTGGCCGCCGGCGGGATCGCGGGGGCCGCGTCGGGCGG